ATTAATATTTGTATTTTGATAGATGCCCACACTACAATCATTTTTTTCACTACTTGGGAAAACCAGACTCGTAAATATATATGTATAGTATCCCCCTGGTGTTATCCCGAGGCTTGAATAAGCATTACCACTTGATGGGTTTAAGCTAAAACTTGAACTTTTTAAATTTTTATTTATTGCTTGTAATGGGTTTGAACCACCGCCACCCACCATTGGATAGATGGCTTTCATTTTTGACCAAATGCCGTACCCTTTTAAATCTTTTACAAGTTGATCGGTTGCTGATTGTTCAGTAGTTGTAAGTGACCCACCACCCGCAATTACCCTGTTATAAAAAGCCAAATAATCAGGGTCAATTTGCCCTATACTACTTGCTACAAATCCGTGTGTACTTAAAATCATGATACGATGTCCCCAAACAAATACCACTCATCAGTACCAATCTTAATAAGAGTAGCACCGCTATATTGAACATTCAATTTCAATTTACCTCCGTTACTTCTGATAGTCACTCCGCTTGTTGCAACTACGGTTGTTTGTCCTGCTCCGTATTGGGCCAAAAGTATTTGAGTGCCTGTTGGAAATGCAACTGAAGAGTTTAAAGGGATAGTTAAGTTATTGGCACTACCTACGTTCATCTCAACCAACTTATCCGCATCACTTAAAACAAGTGTATAAGATGCAGTTTGGCGGTTAGTTGTAATTAGTTTTGCAGTCTTGCTATCTACTTGCGTCTGAACCGCACTCGTTACCCCACTCACATAACCTAATTCAGTAGATGTAACCGAAGAAACTGCAACTTTACCGCTGCCGTCAGATACTAATGCCCTTGAAGCCGTTAAATTTTCGGTGTCAATGGTTGTTGCTGCTCCTGTGATTGTTGCTTGTTTTGCGTCAAGTGCCGTTTGCAAATCAGTTTGGTCTGACAATGTTCCTGTGATTGTACCCCAAGCGGTTGCACCGCCTTTAGAGATTAAATCACTATCGGTAATGCCATCTTTCCACCAATATTCAACAACCGCACCACTCACTAAAATTCCCACCGTTAAGCCTTTATAACGTAGGGTAGAGCCTATCTCACTTTTTGCAGTCGCTACATCCGCATAAGGCCCATATTTGGCATCTACTGCCGTGTTTGAACCTACTACGATACCCGCTGATAATTGTATACCTGATAATGCCATTTTATGAGTTTCTTAATTCGATTGTTGGGTTAGAGTTAGTCAATGCTGATTTACTAACGTGAACTTTATAAGATTGTGAAGACCAATAGCCGTCAGGTGAGTTAACACTTTCAGTTGCTACTGCTTCAAATACCACCGTGATTGCTCCGTTATCCAAAGCAGTTACATAGTAGACCGTTTTTGTGGTTGATGCTGCTGGGTAAGCAACTGCCAAGTATTGTGCAGATACGTTGTAAGGCACACTCAAAGTTCCCGTTGAACCTGCAACTACTTTTGTTGCCGTACCTGCCGCAATAGCCGAAGCCATATCACTTGCCGTAATTGGTGAACTTGATTTAAGATAAAACCAAGGATAAACACCCGTAACCGTTGGCGAAGATGCTGAATCGGTTGTTGTGCCGCTTACTCGTGAAGCGTCCAAGTTTGTTCCAATATTACCTTTGTTATCAAAATAATCTCCCGTACCTGCATCGTGATTGACCGTTACAGCCCAGTTATTTGAGCCGTTTGCAATTACGTTTGAAACTGCCAAAGTGTTACCTGCTTGTGCAGTTGATGAAATTCCCGTACCTGTAAAGGTGTATTGAGTAGCAGCCCCAACTAATGGATTGGCATTTGTTGTTCCATCCCCGTTGAAGATTGCACCCCTATCAAATGTCGCAGTAAGCGTTCTTGAAATGGTCTGCCCTACTTCTAATGTTCCGCTTGAACCACTGATAGTCAAGTTAACCGATTTTGCAGTTTTGATTGATGCCAAAATAGTAGGAAATAAAATTGTATCTAAAACTTGAACTAAACTTTTTGACTTCCAAAACGAAGCAGGTTGTGCAGTTGCTCCACCTACTGCAACGCTATTAACCGAATCAGAAATAGTTGAGTTGTAAATAGTGCCTAATGAATTTGAAGCCAATGTAAGCCCTTCATTTGCGTCTACTGATAATGTCGCTTGTTTGCCATCCAACTGCGTCTGAATTGCACTTGAAACACCGTTCAAATATTGAAACTCGGTATTGCTTACGGTACCATCCGCCAATTTCGCAGCATCTATTCCACTTGCTACCTTATCATTGTTAACAACACCGTTGTCGATTGTCCAAGTTGCTCCACTTGCTGACACGGTTATATCTCCTTTATCACCATCGGAAATGCCACCGCCACCGCTTATCGTAATATCTCCGCTTCCTAAAAGCGAAGTTCCGTTAATGGTCTTAATGTTAGTACCGCTTACTAAAGTAGCTTGTTTAGCGTTTAAGGCACTTTGTGTTGCACTTGAGATAGGCTTGTCAGCATCTGAAGTGTTGTCAACATTACCTAAACTTACATCGGACTTATCCAAAGTTACCGATCCAGTTTTACCTGCTACGCTTTGAACAGGCGATTGAGCCTTAATTTGTGTAATGCTTATCTTTTTTGTAGTAGATGCAGAGTTATCGACAATAGGCAGAACGTCATCATTCGCTATCGTTACAATGGCATCTAAAGCACTTATTTTTTTATCTGGCATTATAGTAGAATTTTAGAGTCATCTTCTTGAAGCAAAAAGTCACCGCTTTCTAAAAGTAGATAAGCGATAGTTTCAGGTGCTTCAATTTCGTATATTTTTTCGTTTAGTGTTACGCTGTAGCTTGTTCTAACTACATCAAAGTCAACTTTGACAATCCCTTGCTCTACTAATTCGTCAGCGTTTGCAGGAATTACGTTAGTAGGAGAAGTTTGAGCGTATATCTTGTACTCGTACTCACCTGCGTCCAAAGTAACCGTTGCACCCTCTGTAATAGCAAATTCGTTGTATCTTTCTTTGTAGTTTGAAGAGTCGGTAAGAATGAAGTTATACTCAACAGCAGTAAGTCTGTGCTTTAACGAGAATAAATAAGTAGGGTTTGCAATAGTGGTTTTCTCCGTTAACGTGAGATACCAATTTTTAGACTCTGCCTTATTTATCTGTAGCATTTTATGTAATTAGCAATTTTTCAGAAATGGCATAAAAAAAGGGAGACCGAAGCCTCCCCTTTCCCAATGAAAGAAAACAATATTAGATACCCAAAGCAGTCACAACAGCAGTCTGCAATTTGTATGGTGCTTCTGCCTCAATTGCACTCAAAGTGAAATTGTAGCCGTAGTTATCACCCATTGCAGTTCCAGTCTCTTGCGTCATCGCTGTGATGTCACATCCGTATTCTTTACCAACTAACCAATAGTTTGCGTTATTGTCTTCTACTACGCAAAATACACGATTTTGAGCAAGAAGTTTCAACTCGTTTCTTTTAGTTGTTGCCAACTTTCTTAAACGTGCTACTACGTCAGTCTGATTAAATACAGTTCCGTTTTCTTGTGATACGTTAGTAGTGGTAGTCATAGAACCAACACCCTTTGGCATCTCGTATGTATATACGCTGCCAGAAGCGATGGTAGTTGCTGTAACCTCTCCACCGCTAACGGTAAATCCTGTTGATGCAAAGTCTACCAAGTGGATAGCTTTAACGCCACCAACTGAATCTTTGCAATCTAAAGTAAAACCTGCGGTTAAGTTACAAGCCATTTTCTACCTCCTTATGCTAATTTAAACTGAACGATTTGATCAGGGAACGCAATCTGAACACCATACTTCATGGTTGCACGGAAACGAACTTCATCGTTATCTTGGCTGTACCAGAATTTGTATTCTTCTTCCTCATTTGCAAGGTCAGTACCTACGAAGAAGTTGCTCAAACGACCACAGAACATTCTGTTAGTACCGTTCAATCCGCCTACACCAATCATCTTGATGTTAGTTGCAGGGATGATTAACTCCATTCCTTCGCTGTCAGCAGCGTAGTGGAACAAGTTGTTATTTCTCAAAGCAGTAGTGTACTTCTTGAAAGTATCAATACCTACCCAAAGAACCAAGTCATCAGAATCTGCGATGTCAGCAGGAACAGCAGCGTAGATGTTGTCAATCAAATCGTCTACGTTAGCAATAGTGATTGCAGTTGCAGATGAAGTGTTACCTGCGATTGTAGAAGCAGAAGCAGCATCGATGATTTTAGTGAATCCGTCAAAACGGTTAGTGTTAGGGTTAGTGTTGCTTGTTGCAGTATCACCTTGCCACATAGATACTTCTAACAATTTAGCGATGTTGTTAGATTTGTCAGTTCCGATTTGAACCTCGAAAGGTACTTCAGTTGGTGAACCTGGAGCGATTTGAGTCTGCATCCACTTTGCTTCCAAAGTTTTAGGGCACAAAGTCTCTTCAACTTTGATTTTACCTACGGTGATGTTACGTTGAGTGAAAGTAGTGTTACCTGAAGCGGTGTAACCACATCCGTCAGCTTGGAAATAAACATCTGAAGTTAAGATGTTCAATGACTCTGCTGATTTTACTCCTACTTGAACTTGACCTGCTGCTTGTAAGATAGCGGCAGTTTTGCCACCAAACAAAGACTTAAGTACTAACTCTGTAGACTGCTCGTTGGTGTAATTTGCTAAGGCTGATACGTTAAATGCCATTTTTTTATTTATTTTTTAGGGTTTGTGCAATTTTCATGATGTTTGCAAACTGCTCTTCTTTCTTAGAAAGTTTTGCAGGTGCTTTCTGTGGTTCTTCAGATGGTAAATCTGCTACTTTTTCAACTAAGTCAACGGTCTTAGAGAAGATGTCTTTCATTGAGTTGAATTTAGCCTCTTGTTCTACGTTCTTCTTTTCGATAGCTTCAAGACGTGCTACAACTTCATTGAACTTGTCTAGCAAAGAATTAAAACTTTCAACAGTCGCAAATTCTTTAGCTTCAACTTCAACTTCAACTTCTTGCTCAACTTCAACGATTTCGGTAACAATACCGCCTTCAGTAGTTACAAGCATACCGCCCTCTACTTGATGTACGGAATCAGGAGCTGGTATTAAGCCTTCGCCTGTTTGAACAAAGATTGCAGTACCAACTGCAAGTTCACCTTCCCATTCAATGATCGTGCCATCTACTAATGTGGCAGTTTCCATCTTCACCTCTTGTTTCTCTTCTGAGAAACCTAACAAGGTTCTGATTTCTTGGATTACTTCTTTTGAATTCATTTTATATATAATTAGTGGTTTGTTTTTTTTGGCTCAATTTTTACCGTCCCATTGCTCCAACACTCTTTTTAGTTTCTTCATCATAGCGTTGGCAATCTTGTCTTCTACGGTCTCTTCAAAGTCAAAGAATCCCTCTACTGAGAATCCTTTAAACTCCCCCTCTTTTACTCTCTGCCATATAGACTCATCGTTTACTATATAAGACAAAAACCAACTTCCGTCAGCAACTTCTTCGTAACCTTTTGGAGGCATAATGCCACGCTCTCTGTCAACTATAAATGACTCAAATAGAGAAAGTCCGTTAATGGCTTTGTCGTGGTGAATGTTTACTGCATCGTACTTGTCACCTCTTGCCCATTTCTTGGCTATTTCAAAGATGGTTTCTTTGTCAAAAACTACATAGTACTCGCCTCTGATTTCGTCATAACGGTAGATAGGTAAATCAGCAATCATTGCAGCACCAGAGATTATACGTTTCTCTTCGCTCTGAATAGAAAATCTAATAGGTGAGGTTTGCTTATTAAAGTATTGAAAATCTCTTTCGATTGCAGGGTTAGTTACAAGCGAAACAAACTCTACTCCTGTTTCGTCATCTGGGTTAATTATCAGTTTGTAAACGGGTAATTCCATTTTCTATAATTAGTGATT